CCCCGCGCTTTTGCGATTTGGTATTACGCGCTACTGCTCTATGTCTGTATCGGTTGCTACTGTTTCACAATTTGTAACGTTGGAATCCCAATCCCGACCCATAACGTCGGAATTAATTCTCAGCCATAAAACAACACCGGCCGCATGGAGACGGCCGGCGTTGCGTGCGCGTCAACCTAGCCAACGTCTAGACGGCCGTCGGCGAGGGTGTGACGATGCGCGTGCCGCAAGATGAAACGCCCGGCAAGCGATCGCCCGGCCGCGCGTGATCTTTTCTCACGCAGCAAGACAACGCACCGGCCAGGGTTGCGGAATCGGGCGTCATCGGCGTCACCGTCAACGCACGGCACGGTGCGCGCGGTGCCGTCGGTGAGGGTGAGCACGGCAACGGTCGGCAAGGGTTGATCCTTAGGCCATGCGATCGGCACGGCAACGCGCAACCCAGCGTCAAGCGCACGCACGGCGTCAGCGCATGCGCTGAAACGGTCGGCCGCGAACGACGCCGTCACGTCAGACCAACCGGCCGCCAACCAAGACAACGGACCGTCGACATGGTCAGTTCCTAGTTTCAAGTATTCATACGGCACCATGCGCCCGTCGGCGACCATGGGCGCAAACGCACGGGCAAGGTTTGCCGACGTGCCGGCCAGTGCGTCAACGCCGAACCTATGGCGCAAGATGCGCGTTTCGTGATGCGTCAGCACCACTGGCCGACGATACCACGGCGTCTCGTCAGTGCCGCACATACGAAACGCCAACGGCACACCCTCGCGCGCGGCGTTTGAATATTCGCGCGCCAACGCCCAGACCATGGCGCGCGTATACGTAACGGGGTCGGCGATCATGGCAAGGGTGCGACGGCCACGACAACATGCGCACGCCGGATTCAGACCACCGTGGCCAGCATCATTCAGGCATGCCAACACGCACCCGGGCGTGGCACCCAAGCAACCGTTGTGTCGCATGGCAGCGTCAACCATGCCGTGAGATTCTGCCAACGCGCGCAACGTTGGCAGGAACCCGCGCGCGGCCGTTGTGCCGACGTTGACGGGATCGATCGCGCGCGCCAGACCACGATGCGGCAACGCGAAGTGACCAACCGTGCGCGCGCCGTCGGTCTTAGCCAGTTTGGGATTGGCGACGGTCAGCAACGACGGCACGTCGAGCTGAAACCCTGAAAGGAACGCGCGCACGTCGGCCGGCACGTGTAGCGGTGCGTTGGCGCGTGAGGGTGAGAGGGTGAGAGGGTTTGAGAGGGTTGCCATGGTTTGAGAGGGTGAGAGGGTGAGAGGGTTTGAGGGTTTAGGCCTTGCTGCTGATGCTCAGATATGCGGTGCCGAACCCGGCAACGGTGAACAGCACCATTAGCGGGAGCGCATTGGTACAGCAACAACCGAACAGGAAAAAAACGGCAGCGAGTCGCATGTTTTTTTAGGGTTTGAGAGGGTGAGAGGGTTTGAGAGGGTGAGAGGGTGCCGGCGTCAGTCCGGGCACACCGTCGCGAGTATGGCTTGACCATGCGCGCGCCAACCGGCGCGGCGTCCCATGGTGCGCACGGCGTCGGCCATTATCAGACCCTGCAGGAACGCGACCGTTTCGGCCGGCGTGCCGTGATGCAGTAATTCGCCGCCGTTCATTCCGGCCGTGTGCCGCACAAACAACGAAACGCCGCCGTTTTGACGCACAAGATGCAGTGCGCCGGCGCGGTCGCCGTCGGGCATGCCCAACGCGCGCGCGACCATGCCGACGCGCGCGGTGAGTGTGGCGTGAGTGTGTCTTGCCATGGTGAGCAAACGAAACAACAACGGCACCGTACACCCTGAAACGGCACACCGTCAACCCTGACGGTGCACAAACGCGCACCGACGGCACCGACGGCCGCCAAACGGCACCGGCGCGCACCGTTGCGCACCGACGGCCGCACAAACGACACCGACGGCCGCGCGCATGGTCACCCTGACGCCCGGAACCCTTGCCAACTAGGCGCGCACCGTTGCGAGGGTGCCGGCATGGCAAACGAAACGAAACAACGAAACGCGCACGCGCGCACGCACCTATCGCGCATGTCGCGATCGCTGCAGAATTGTCACAATCCGTCACAATCCACCGCCCATAGATTCCTTCATTCTCCGGTGGACAATAGGGGGATTCAGCGCGAGATGCTATACAGCACCAGATGCTAGGAATTTAGCGCGAGATGCTAAATGTTAAGAAATGTTACGAAATGTAACAATGTTAAGAAATGTTACGAAATGTTAAGAAATGTTACGAAATGTAACAATAGTACAAATGTACTATTGTTAAGAAATGTTACAAAATGTTAAGAAATGTAACAATTGAGAATGAGTCGCAATAGCAATAATAATGAGAATCATTCTCAAGAAGACAATACGCCCCTAGCCGGACCCTAGATACGAGGCTGGCCGGATCCAATACACCTCCAGCCGGATCCAATACAGCTTCAGCCGGGTCTTGCCCGGCTTTTTTAGCGTTCATAGTCGGCCCAAGTGATTCCCAATTCAGCAGCAAGAATAGCATCTTCTTCATCTTCAAAAGGCCCTCCTACATTCTCCCCATCATCTTCATACCAATACCAGCCTTCCAGAAGTTCAGTGCCTTTGCAGCAGGCTTCGCCAAAAAAATCAATGAGAATCATGGTTGAAGCTGATTAAGGAGATACTGCCAAGTCCATTGACTCTTGGTGGAGGGCTTTAGGCGTTCGTAAGCTTCATGATCAACAATAGAATCGCCAGCACTATCTACATGCCCTTCAATTATTAATTGCCAAATGCCTTTACAGGCACCATCAGCATCAAACAAACCAATCACATCTTCTCTGTCTTCCATAGCCAGGCGCGTATGAAACAGCACGTCTTTAAGGCAAGAAGCTTGATAGCAGCCCTTTGTAGCATCAAAATAGGGGCCGTTGTCTTTGTAGGTGCGAATGGTGATCATGATTGCACAGAAGCGAGGAAGTCTTGAAGCTCGATGATAGTTGTCAACAGTCTGGAATATGCAGCACCTGACACGTCTTCTAAATAGCCATCTAGCTTATTAATTTCTTCTTTAATGTCTTTTGTACTGGCGAAAGAAACTGTGTAGTCTTCGCCGTATTTGTCAATGAGAGTGATTTCGTAAGCCATCAATCGTTTCCAATAATGCGAAAATAAAGAAGGGGGCTCAAGCACCCAAAAGCTCTTTGTTCCAGCGTTCGATCTTGGCAACGATGTCGTCGCTGGTTTCGTTGAAGCAAGTCCAGAAGGTGCCGTTGCGGCCCATCATGAGGCGACCATCAGCCCGTTTACGGAGAGCGGCCATAGAAGGGAGCAGAAGCTCGTCACCAGGCTCGCCCTCAACGATGAAGGCGGCAACGATGGAAAGGAGCTGGTCTTTGAAGAAAGAGGAGGTCATGACTGAAAAAGGAGGAGAGCCTCTCGGCTCGTTGAAAGAACAATAGTCTAAAAAGAGGCTGTTTCCAGCCCCTGCATATATCACTGTTGCTTATCGTCACAATCAGCGTTGCTGGTCGCAAATGCCCGCAAGCATCTCGGCCACATACTGGTGAGCTTCACTGAGCTTGTCCAAAGCTTCATCACGCTCGGCGCGAGCCTTGTAGTAGGCCCCGTCAGGCTGCGGATAGTAGTCGCGGCCATTCAGCGTTGCCTCTGCCAGAGCGTCCCTGGCCTTGCCGATGGCATCGTAGGCAGCGGCGTACTCATCGCGCAGCGTGGTAAAGCCAGTGCCGTTGAGGTGGATGGTAGGGATGGTTGCCATGAGAGGAGGGTTCGGAGGGTGCAGAGGGAGAGGCTACCAAGCGGCGTATTCGTGGCGCTTCACCAAGTTCACTTCCACGTCGTGCATCCAGTTGCGCTCGCGGACAATATATGCAGCAGCCGCTTCATCAACGGCATCGACAACAGTTGAGTTGTGGCTGATATATTGCTTGTCTACGCCATAACGGTGGGAGAAATGGACGGTGTAAGTGCGGACCGTAGGAGAAGGAGAAGGGGATTTTGAATAAGCAAAAACAACATTGCGAATGGAAGGATTAATTTCTTGCCATGAAGCCAAATAAGCAGCAGAAGCAGGCACTACGAAATGGGAACAGTTTTTAACTGGAGGATCTTCATGGTGTGGGGAGGATAGAGAGCGGGCTTCTTTGGTGCAATGCTTAGCAACAGTGCCATCAAAGAAATGCAACATTTCTGAAACAACGTATCGAGTGGTCATGGTTGGTTTGGCGATGAAGCGAGGGCGTCTCCGCCCTCTTGAAACAACAATAAGCTATAAAAGGGCCATTTCTGGCCCCTGTCGCATTTCTTAACAAAAGGCATTGCGGCCATTGGTATAGGCGTGCCATTGGCGCTTGCCAGGGTCAGCATTCTTGCCATTGGCTTCCCACTTCTCAGGAAGCTCTTGGCTAACGATGCGGCTCCCCGCAGGCACCTTCACCTGACCAAGTCCTGTGGAGATGCTGAACTGATCCACCACTGGCCCGTTGATGTACCAAGCATGGCTGATGGTGTAGAGGCCAAAGCACTCCAGAGTGCGCTGACCATTGATAGGGAACGGCTCATGCCAATCGGGCACCGTTACGGTGAAAGACAAACCGTTGAGGCCATTGAAGCTGACAAAGCGCTCCAGGGAGGCAATTTGCTCGACAGTGTGATTGAGGCAGGTCATGGCTTGAAGGAGGTGGTGAAGGCTCTCGCCCCTCGGTTGAAACAACAATAAGCGAAAAGGGGGCTGTTTCCAGCCCCCGAACCATTAGCGTTGCTTTTCTTTACAAAGGCCAGTGATCAACGCAGCGCCAGTTCATGGGCGCGGGTGATGGTGGCAGCTCCAGTGCCCCAGTAGAGGCTTTCCAGGCGCTGACGGGCTGCTTCAGTGGCATCAATGGCACGGCCAGCATCATGGCTGAAATACTCAGTGATGGCTTGGTAGGCGCCCCACATGGTGCCCTTCACGCCTTTGATGTCGAAGCCAATGCCTTCCCCATGGAACTTGTTGGCCACCTTGTCCCATGCAGGAAGGTCTTCAAGCTTCTTGGGGCGAGCAGTGGTCTTGTCGCCTCGCTTGTCGTTGGTGAAGCCCAGCAATTGATCGGCAAACACGCTCTCGCAATATTGGCGGAACTGAGCGGAAGTGCAGGGCTTGGCAGCCATGGCTTTCAGCTCCTCCATGCCACCATTGAACTGCTGGCGTTTGATGTCGATGATCTGCGGGAGCTGCTCAATGAGGGAGTTGGCATTCTTGGTGTGGCGAATGCGCATGCGCTTCTTGGCCGAACTTACGGCAGCCTGTCCCAGAGCAGCGGAGAGCGTATTTTGACACACCACGCGGATGGGGCTGAAGATCAGTTGGAAGGCAATGGTGCCATCGTGGGAAGTGCATCCCACAAGATACTGGTTGATTTCATCGCCTTTCACCACTTCGCCAGTGGTGCCATTGAGCTTGGCCGTGAACGTCACGCGCTTACCTTCCGCCAGAACGCATACGGCATCCATTGTGGTGTCCTCATGTAGGGCTTCAGCCATGCGGATGAGCTGCTCGTTTTGAACAATGGCGTAGCTCTCGCCTTGAATGGAGAGGACAGTGCCATTGTCGCTGCGGGTGATGGCTTTGTGACCAGGGATTTCCACCATGTCGCTGGTGAAGATAGGGGCGGCGATGGTTTGCCAGTCGGCATTGGCCAGGCGGAAGGCTTCACGGGCAGGCAGCGTGCCGTCCAGGACGGTGCCAAGCTTGTGCCAGGCGGGCTGGCTGTTCAGGAACACGCCGGAGGTGAATTGGTGGCTCATGGTTTTGAGGAAAATTGGCTGACGAAAGAAAAATTAGTTGATTTTGGAGCTGGAGTCAAGCGTTGTTACGAAAGTTCACACAAGGTGTTTGTTTGCCCAATCCAACAGCTCATCCTTGATCCACAAGCCATTGGGCCAGCCCCTTTCCTCCCATGAAAGGTGAGGAGCATACTCAGGCAGTTCTGTGTCGTGGAAGGTTTCAAGCCACCCGCCGCGAGCATGAAGGGCTTCGCGGATGGCTTTGACTGTTTTAAAGGTTGGCATGTTTTCAATTGGCTGACGAAAGAAAAATTAGTTGGTTTTGAGGCCGAAGTCAAGCGTTGTTACAAAGCTTCACAATGCAGGAGGCGTTGGGCCTTGAGCAACGATGAAGCGCCTGTTGGTAAACAGGGTCCGCAAGCTAGCCGCTTTGAGCACGAGCGCATCACGATCAGGGTTGGTGTCCATTAGATACCAGCCGCCAGGAGCCTTGCTCCAGAGGCTCCATTGGTCATCGCGGGAGAGCGTGGCAGGCATAGTTAAAACTTTCTCATTAGTTCAGAATTTAAATCATCAATATGAGAATTAATGTTATTAATTAATTGATTGTTATTTTTGTTGTCAGGCAAATTGCTAAAATAGCTGTTAGCCTCAGCGGCAACAGCACTAATTGCTTTGTCGCACAAATTGTAATATTGCGAACCCAGTTCTTCGATAATCAAAGCTTTTAACACTTCTTTTACTCGTTTATCAAAAGCAATTGTTGACCAATACTTAGATTGACTAGATAATTTTTTCGTCCAAGCATTGAGGCTGTGTTCTGCATGTTTAACAAAGGAGTGGGATATTTTTTCTTGTGCTGGTAATTTGTGGGACTTAAAGCTAGTGACAGCGGACTCTTCCTTTTTTTTAATCAGCGCCAATGTTATCCATTCTTTCACTTCAACAAGAAATGCTCGCCGCTGTTTTACCCTGCCTAATTCTCTTTGATACTTAGCCTCAACCGCAAGTATTACCCTATACATACCTTTTTTCTGCCTTGTTTCTTTAATGCTTTTGTTAATTAAAAAAATATCTTGATCAATTTCTTTGTGCAGACTTGCAAGAGTTGCTCTACTGTATCCGCTAAAATCATCAGCAACAAAGAAAGTTCTATTGAGAACTTTGCTTGGCCAACCTTTAACTAGAGGTTTATGGGAATTGGAGCAAAGCGTTTCAGTGATCATGGTTTCAGCAGTAGAGGGCGATGCCATTGGCTTTGATGCTTACCACACGCTCACAATCAAAGGAGCGCCAGGCGCCTTGCCCTTCTTGGCGGGCGATGGAGAAGTCTCGGCAGCGGATGATGGAAGGATTGGTGGTGGGCTTGCCGGTGCCTTTGATTTCTTGGGTGTCGCGGGGATTGAACTGAAGCTTACGGAGAGTGCCATCAGCCTTGCGGAATTCCACAGAGACGATGGAGGAGCCAGCATCAAAGATGAAGCGGCGGATCAGTTCAGTCTTGGTTTGAGGCTTAAGAACGCGGCTCATGAGAAGAGGAAGGTGGGGAGGCTCTCGCCTCGTTGCTCCCAATTGTTGCCCCTCCATCGCTCCTTGTAAAGCCCTTGGGCCATTAGCGCTGCTTATCGTTATTTCTGCAGGCTCTTCAAGAAGAATTGTGACAGTCTGCTTAGGCGCAGCCGATCAGGGCTTACGAACTGCTGGGAGTTCGTGCCAAGATTTTGGATGCGCACTTTGTCGAAATTACTTTTCTGCGTAATTACTTTGTACTTACCTCGCCAGCCAAACAGTCGGTCATTAAGATCGACAATTGTGCCCACGGGAAAGTTCACTTTGCGCCCAAATGCGTGATAGCGCAATACCTTTGTGGGTGCAATTGGATGCACTTATGGTAGGCCAATGCGTCTTTTGGCGGAGTTTCAATGCCGATAATGCTGGCGCCAATGAGCATAGAAAAGCCAATGGCAATTGAGAAAAAAGCAGTGATCGAAGAAAAGTCGCGCATGAGGGGGAGGGGTTTAGGAACACAATACCGCACCAGCCGGGGCAGTCAAGCATTATGAAGAGACATTACAACAGTAGCCGGATCTTAAAAAAAGGCCCCATAAGGGGCCTTGATTATCAATAAATAGTTGGAGCTTCAATTTGAATCATGGGTGGAATTTTGGGAGAGTAAAATTTACGAATTGAGGCATTGGTGACATGCAAATTAAAACAACGAATAAGCGATGCCAACGTCGCAAGTCTTTGCTGATTCATGTTGGATTTAAGAAGACTATTGTTTACATATTGCCGATAAGCGAGAATAGGCGAGTCGCTTTCTAGATCTGCTCCACTAGCAAACATGTCAGAAAATTCAGCCAATTGATGACATTCCCAGCCTTTATTGACGGCAAGATACAAAAAAGTAAAATAAATAGATTTGGAAAAGATTTTGAACTGGCTATGCACGGAGGATGCAGTATTTGCACACCATTCACATTGTTCTTTGTTCAACTCCCATAAATTAACAATTTCTTCATTAGTAATACCTTGGGAAATTACAAAATAAGCTTCTGGGTCTTCAATCAGAGGAATGGCCAGTCGAAGCCCCGCCGAAATAATATTTTGATGCTGTTCGCAACCAGCAATCTTTAATACATCAGTGGCACTGCGTGCTCTGCCTGTATCAAAAACAGAGAAAGAATCTTCGTCACAGTTCCAGGCGACCACCATTGTTGTGGAAATGCCGCTTTGAACAACGGCATTTAAGCGGGTCTGGCCGTCGAGCAAACGGCCACCTGTTGCAACGGAAATACCTTGCCCTGTTTTTCGCCACTTACCTTTTTCAATTTGTTTAGCAAAAGATTTGGCACGGGCTCTGGAAAGACCTCGATTATTAGTGTTAGAGCGAAGAAGGTCAGCAGCCCACTCGGGGGTCATTTGAACCACTTCAACCGAAAAATTGTCGGACATGGATTCAGGAGAATGTCTTTAGGACTTCCAAAGCCTACGGGACAGCATTGATCGCGTCAAGACTTTTAACCATAACCATTGCTTATGCAAAAAAGCGCCCCGAAGGGCGCTTCGCTGTTTGCAAATAGCAAATGCCTAAATCTTGGCGAAGCACACCTTGGCAACGCCTTGCGAAGGGCTGGCAATGCGAGCGAAGGCGCCGTAGGAAAGGTCCAGAGAGCGGCCTGCAATAAACGGCCCTCTGTCAGTGACAGTCACCGTCACGCTTTTGTTTGTAGAGGGGTTGGTCACTCGCAGGCGGGTGCCGAAAGGGAGAAAACGATGGGCAGTGGTGAGGCCATGAGCATTGAAGCGGCTTCCATCAGCAGCACGCTGGCCATGGAAACCATCGCCTAGGCCATAGAAACTGGCATGGGCGCACGAAGATTTCGCCTCCGCTGGCATGGGCACAAGGCCGATGACAAGGGAAGCAGAAAGAAGAACAGAACGAAGCATCAGTAGGGGAAAGTAAGTAGCAAGGACCAGGGAGTCGCCTCCTGGCAACCTTTACCTTACCACTTTTCTCCATTGCCGTGTTCCGTGCTATGCTTTGCAAGCAACTCGGTCCTAGGCTTAATCGCCTCTCCGCTGGAGCCGCAAGGGTGGACACGCTAGATGGTTGGGCGAAGTCCGTAAGGCTCGCCACGGTGATCGCATGGCCCGTGAGGCAGCCATCTCCTTGTTGAGCATCTCCGAGGTCAAAGGCGTATCGGAGGGTTGTAAAGAGGAAGGGCCGAAAGGCCCTTTCTTTTTGTCTTGGTATAGTGACAAAGTATGGAAGGCAAGCTTTCTTCTTGCTTGTGAGGCACTCAGTCTCTCGGGAACGCTGGAATCTCGTCATTAAAAAAAGGGGCTTTGCAGCCCCCTTTTCTTTTGCCTAGAAATCCACCGCTTGTCTATAGAGAAGATACATGCGCTGATGGTGCAGCACCATCTCTTCCGCCATCGTCTTTCTTTTCTTTTTTGACTTTTGCCCAAGTGGTGTCTCCAGGGATGGGCTCAGTGCCATATGGGAAGGTGTTGTAGTCGGGGTCATTGCGAGGATCAGGAAATTGCTTCATTGCCAATTGCTGCAGCATACGCACTTAAGTATTCTTGCAAATCTTCTGCCGTTGGTGCTTCAGAAACCATCTCTTCATGATCTTTTTCATGCTGAATGCGCGTGGCCTTCAGCATGAAATACAGACTTTCTATGGCATAGCGATGGCAGGGTTCGATGGTGGGAATGATTTCCTCAAGAGTGGTTAGCCACTCTTCAACTTTGGTTAGGCGAAAGCCAGTGGAGCAATAGGGTTCGTTGTCAAGCATCATCATGGTGCCATCTGCTTTGAAAGCACTGGTGCCATGCGCCCATTGATAAACGGTTGCTTGAGTCATGGTTCTTGAAGGAGGAACACCACCATTGTGCTCACAATGCAAGAAGCCTGTCAAGCATGGCGACCATTAGCTTCCCTTATAGATTTTTCTGTTTCCAGCCAGTGGCAAGAAAATGGCAATGGCCCACGGGAGACAGATGCACGTGCCTGCCAGCTCGTTCCACCACGTTCTGAAAGGCTTGCCTGCGTGCCTTGTCTAAGGGCTCTGCAGGCTCCACTAGCCAGCTCCTGGCCCAATCAGCCACCTCTTCAATGTCGCCAATGTCACTGGTGCGCACGATGAAATGCTTGCCGCGTTGCTCAAGCTTCCGCCACACGGGGTGGACCATAGGTTCTTGAGCGGCAATTGCTTGTGCTTCAGCCTTGAGCACTGGCGGAATGCAAAGGCTGATCAATGGGGGAAGCATGGGGATGTCAAGCATTGGCTTGCCACTCATCAACTTTATGGATGGCAATGATTTGACGATTAGGCGCTAGCTCATGCGCCATTAAACGCGCCATTGTCTTGTCTCTAGCCATTAGAGAGAATTGTTCGCCATTGTCAAAAGCAATGGTAAATACGTCTAGTGTATTTCCTTTGATCATTGTTCTCTGGAAAAGAAAGACTCAGGGTCGGTGCCTTCTTCTTCAAGGTGTTCGAGGAGAGATTGCCCGACAATTTTCCGAAGCATTTTTCTCCATTGCTCATCCCCTCCAAAACTACCCACTTGCTCCAGAAGAAGGAGGACAGTGGAGAGTTTACTGATGTCACTCATAGTGAGCAAGGCTTCAGCCATGCCATTGTTCTCTACGTGCTGCTCTAGCACTTCCGTATGAATGTGATGCCATTTACCTGTGCAGAACAATGCTGCCTGGCGATAGGCTTCGTCGCCAAACTGCTCCAGAAGCTCTTCCAGGGCATTAGCAAGCGATGGCGGCACGCCAATGGTGGCCGGGTCTTCCAAGAAAGGCTCTAGCCCTTCGTCAATGACCTTGCGCTTGTTTTGCTTAGCAGTAGCGGTCTTGCGGAGGAAGTCTCCAACTGAAGAAAAGTCCATGGGGAAAGGCAACTGAAGCCAGCATGCCGAAGACTAGCAAGGTTGTCAACAATCTTGAGAGAGGCTTCATAATTCCACCTTCACTAAGCCTTCAGCGGTTTCCGGGGCAGCATCACTGTCTTCCACTTGAAAGGTGGCATCAATGGCTTTCGCATTTTCTTCTTTTTCTTTCACGTCGTTAATAGTTTTAGCTAGATCATCCAAAAAGCCTTTGTAGCTTTTCTTTTCTTCCACTTGTGGCTTAATGTCATAAAGGCCAAGCACCTTTGCTTGCTGCTCTAAGCAGTTACGGGCAACAGTGAGAAAACTACTTTCGCCTGCACTGTCAGTGATGGTGGTACTTTCGCCTCTGTCTGAAATAGTGGTCACCTTGCGGCGTTTGCTGACTTCAAACTGAGACAGGGCTTGTTCTTTCAGTTCAATGGCCTCCTGTAAAAGCCTGGCGCGATGCACGTCTTGGCTTTTAAGAATGCTCTCTGTCCATAAACTTCTGTTCTGCTGCCTATCAGCATTAACGGTTTCTTTGCTTAGTTTTAATACGCGACTAATTTGAGAATTGCTTAGGTTTGCTGCAAGAAGTTCTTGCACCATATATCGTCGCATTCCTACGGTTTCTTTGTTGTATGGAATAAGCCCAGGGCCACTGCCAATCTTGTCCCTAATTTTTTCAATTTGCTCCGGCTTAAAACCAGCCTCCATGAGCACTTTCACGCCATAGCGCAGTTCTGCTTCTTTAGTTGGGAAGTTGATTTGTGGCGAAGGCATTGCAAATACTAGGCTTTTTCTCCAGCCTATGATAAAGGCAAATCTCCTTTACCGAGCAGGCTTCTAGTAAACAATGCGCTGAATTTTTCTTGCTGCCATGGCACAACGCTGGCAGGATTTTGGGAAATGGCTTTACGAAGATCATCCAGTTCTTTCCATTCTTCTTTGGAAAGAAGAGGCGACGAGGCAGAGGAGGTGAGAGTCATTTGTCAGCCTTTGTCAACTTACTTTAGAAAGAACAGAGCTGCCATAAAGGCAGCTCCAGCAATGCCACTAATCCAGCCAATGCGACGTTCATGGGCCTCAATCTTTGCATCAATAAGACGCTCAATTTCAGCCCGGTCCATGGTCAGAAAAGATCTTTGGGAGGCGTATAGACCAGGCTTTCTTTGAAGCCTAGCGTTTCATAGTCTCCCATATCATCAGCCAGTTTCTTGGCTTCCTTAAGATTTATTTCCATTGTTCTAATGGCTGGTCCGTAGTCTTTTTCTGCTCGCCTTTGGATGCGCACGGCCCCATAGGGGCCTTCTTCTTTGTCAAGACCGTTTTCTTTCATGGCTTCAAAAAGCTCCTCTTTGCAAAGGGCTTCTTTTTCAGCAAGAGCCTTTTGGTTTGCCTTAATAACTTCCAGCTCTTTAAGCAAATCTTGAAGGTCTTCCATGGTCAAACGCCAGAAGCGAGAGGGGCAGTTGCAAAGCCACGATCAATGAGCTGGCTTATTTCTTCTAGGCTTCCGCGCCAGTGGCGTTCATTGTTTTGATCACGAGCACCATAAAGAATGCGGCTTTTAGGGAGAGGTCCGCGATTAGGCGTTGAATAGCCGTGGTGATTAAGCACAGTAATGGCAATGCCGTTGTGTTCCAGAGTAGGAAGAACGTCGGGAGAACGTGGAGCAGAAGCCATCAGGATACCTCAAAGCATCATCAGCTTATCACAAGTTGTATGAAAACAACAAAAGAAAGCAGAGGATAGTTAAGAGCACCGATGAATAAGCTCGCCTTGGGGGCTCGCTTGCTCGTACGGTGCTCTGCGGAGGATGGTTAATAGAAAATGGTTTGATGGTTTAGGAAGGGAAAGCGCCTTGAACAAAGCTCGCCTTGGGGGCTCGCTTGCGCGTGGCGCTTTCTTGCGAAGGATGCTTAAGCTCCCTTTGCCTTCCCCATCGCTCCTTTCAGTCGGTAGCGCCGCAGGGCTGGTGGTTCCAGACTTCCCCAGGCGCGTAGATGCGGGAGGGAAGCCTTCGGGACAATTGTAATACTTGTGTCAATAGTGGCTTGTGCCAGTGTTGTAACTGACCCTGCTTGACAGTGAGCATACAATGAGCAAGCCCTCTAAAAGCACCATGCCTGAACCTCGCATTATTAAGCTCCCTCGCAACGGCCCCAAGCCCGGCCAAAGCACAGAAGCATGGCTCTATGGCAAAGACAAGAATTGTCAAGCCGAGCGCGATGCAGCGCAGTGGCAGGCTAGTAAAAAGGCCCCGTAAGGGGCCAATGGTCAGTTCTATCTCCCAAAGCCTTTGCCTTTCTCTGGTCAAGGGCTTTCTTCTTTTTCAAGCAATTCAATGGCGGCATCCACTTCTTCTTCCACTTCTTTAAGCCAGTCGTCAATGGTGATTTCTTCGTCCTCGTCAATGGGAGCGGAAATAGACTCTGGCTGCTGGTCCCAAATAATGGCCACGATTATTAAAAATTATGGTTGAGCCATAATTATAGCCAGACCATGATTCCCTTAAAACCAATCGTCATCAACCTTGTCGTCTGCGGCGGTAAGATCAAATTCTCTCTTGTCGTCTAATACGGCGAGAAGGGAGTCATCACTCTCTTCAATCGTCTCTTCAGGCGAGTTATCACTCACTATGGGGGTGGAATCATCAAAGCTCCACTCAACAGTGTCATAGTCCCAAGAATGGTAAAGCCTTGCCTTTTCTCCATTGGGACCATCTTGAAAGCTGCTGGTGATAAGTCCTTGCCGCCTGGCCACTTCCAGCATCTTGCCCGTGGAACTGGTATCAAAACTGCCAGATAACGAAGCCACCTGCTGCTTGGTAAAGCGCTCTGTCTTGCGCATGTTCACCACATTCACCACTTGATTCAGCTCCTCTAGGGAACCACCCAGTGGCCCTGCATAGTGCCAGCCATAGTTCAATGGATCACGCTTGAGAATGTGTTTACCAGCCAGGCCGCTCCTACTCTTCAACCATTCAATAGCAAATTCATTTGAGTCAAAGCTTTCTGAGCGCGTGAGTTTTACCACTTCACTAACATTATCTACGAAGCTTGTAGAGTCCCTAAGGCCTCCGCTTTTGTTCAAATGGTGAAGGATGACGATGGAGCAGCGGTATGAGTTGGCCATATCACGCAGACCATATATGGCATCACCAGCAGAGCTTTTAGCAAGATCCACATTCATGCCAGCAAGGCAAGCAGTGAGGCTATCAATAAGAACTAGCGAAGGGCGTTCTTTGCGAATGTAATCTTCAAGCTGCTTCATGTGGGCGAAGCGCCAAGTTTCCCAAAAGCTAATGTCTCCTGGCTGCAGACCAGCTTCGGCATAACCAATCACAGCAAGCTTTTCAGAGGTGTCACAAAGAGGTTCGTCTGCGCTGATCAACAAGCATTTACCTTTCAAACATCGCCTTCCGCTCCATGGAGAGCCCAGTGCCACGTTGAGAGCCCAGTTGTACAACAGAGTCGTCTTGCCAGTTCCGCCTGCTGCTGCAAGCAGCATCACGCTTCCCAATGGAACAATACCCGCAATCAGCCAGTCGCGAGCCTTGTCAGAATTGGCAATCTCTAAAGCATCAATGCTTTCAATTTCCTCTTTCCCATAAACCCGTCCCTTGGCTTCGTCAATAATGCGTTCAATGTTTTGCTGACTCATCTTCACGCCACGCTGCTCTAACCAATAGTTGGTTTCATAAGCAATGCGGGCTTCATTTGCATAGAGGCCTACAAAGCCTTCAATGGCGGAGATGATCTCCTCGTAACAAGGCTTTCCGTCTTGCCCTTGGTGGCGACTTTTGGAAGCAATGGAAGAAAGCAAGTCGTCTTTCGTTGCTCCTTCTTCTATGTAGTCACCAATGTCGTAGCCGTTACCTATAGGAAGATTTTCCCATTCCCAGGATCGTGGGTCAGCATAAAGCCAGCTTGATCCAGGATTGTCATTGGCCACTTCCGCCATGAAGGCCACGCCTTGCTCGTCCCTATCAGGGCAAAGCACAAGCTTTTCGTTGCGGAACAAATGGGAATAGTCGCCGTTGGTGCGATATTGTTTGCTGCCGCCAAGGAAGGTGATGCAGGGAATGCCTAGAGCCCACACGGCTTCGCAGGTGAGTTCGCCTTCAACGACGAAAATGGGCAGGCCAGTCTCCTTGCTTTTAGCGATGGCCTCGTGATACTGATAGGGAAGAATGTTGGCTTTTACTTCCTGAAGCTGGCTTTTGTACCCGTTCGGTGTTTTTTCAATGGTGGGAAAATCTTGCCAAATCTTTTTGCTGCCGGAGGTGTCGTCACGGTGGACCACCACCACTTCCTTTCCGCTGTTGTTCTTGTAGGCAAAGTCGTAGCGCACTGGATCACGAGGCGGCTTTTCCCATCGAACCATGGGAGCAAGGGCATCACGAATTTCTGCGCGGTGTGCAGGGGAGGGATCGTGCCAGCAGTTGTAGCCGCCTGTATTTTTGTTGACAGTAAAGTCGTTGCCGCCGCACGCCGGACACATGTATTTGCCCTTTTCTGGACTCGGCTCCAGTTGGTCTACATAGTCCAGGATCGAGAATGTCATGCAACAGGCATGGAACGGCGCTCACCATCATGGCAGTCATGGCGAGCCTTTGCAACGGGCCAGTTCCATAAGATTTCCTAATAGCTAGAAGGCTTGTCAGAGGCAGTGGCGGGGCTATTGTGGGCATGACCTTTGCAGCCCATCATGCCAAAGAGCATCTACGACGGTGGCAAACGACGGCGTCATTTCACGCTGAGCGACCAAGCCTACGCCCACCTTACGGCCATTGCGCATGATGGCATGATTTCTCGCAGTGAGACCATTGAGCGCCTAGTGCGATCCACTCCAGTGTTTGAAGGCAGTTCAACGCTTGCTGACGGCGCCTGGCCCCTCGTCATTGACCATTCCTCTCCCGACTCAAATGAAACTTTCTGAACTCAGAGAAGCCTTGCGTGCTGCTGACCTTGCCATCAGGGACGAAGACCCCGATGTGGTGCTGTGCTTTGAACCTGGCGCCATGGAAGAAGGCTTCTCTTGGGAGTCCACTGAAGGCATCAGCGACGTAAGGGTGGCTTCAGAATGGCCGATCCCTGGCGAAAGCATGCTCGTCAAAGAGTACGAAAAGCCTTCTAAAGTGATCATCTTTTACGACAACCATTTCAATTTAGACAGCAGCAAAGAATGATTGCCCTCAAAACCATGTTTTACAACCCCGCTGATTTCGCTTCTATGGACACCCCCGCATCAATGGCAATGACTGATCGAATGAATGGCATCTTTGCCCCTCTCGAAATTTCTCCTGAATCTTTCTCTCAAGCTTATGATCTTCCTATTGGCGAACATGTCGAGAAAAACTATAAAGGTCTTAGCTATCTTTCCTGGCCTTTTGCTTTCCGCTACCTTAAGAGTCAATTTCCTTCTCTTTATGTTGCGTTTGAGGAAAAAACTGTTGGGTGGCCAGTATTTGGTCAAGAGGGATGCTGGCTTTTGAGGCCTTATTTGACTGATGGTTGCCGCCGTACTCCTGCGCTGGTGTTTCCCATCATGGACAACAAGCACAATGCAGTGAAGGAGCTGGATGCTCGTCAAGTGAGCGACAATATCCAACGCGCCAGCGTGAAGTGCATTGCCACTTTTACTGGCCTTGGTCTCAAACTTTACTCTGGCGAAGACATCCCTAAGAGCGACGATGGCGCAGTATCGGCCCCGCCCAAGCTCCCGCTTCAACAGGAAACAACGAAGCCTGCTGCGCGGACAAGCGCGAAAACAACGTCAGCTACGCCTTCTGCTGAACCTTCTGGAGACGCGGGGACTGCTGCCGCCAGTGAGTTCGATGGGAAGGGAGTGCTTCTTGGCTTCTGCAAGGCCAATGCCCTCGGCTATGCAGACGAACGCACCAGCATGATGGCTGGCAAGGCAGCGCTTGAAGCTCTTGGCCTGTCCAAAGGCGATGACATTAAAGACAAGGGTATGTTCGCCAACGTTGTGACCACCATGGTCACAGCATGGACTAAGGAGCGGGGCATCAAGATCACCAAAGCCGCCATGGCGAAAGAGCTTGATACGCTCCGCGCCATTTGCCAAGAAGGCACCGTTGAGCAGGCCGTGAAGGAGGTGGAGGTGTTCGTGCAGGGAAAGCAATAGACCTAGCAGCGGCCAGCCTTGTGCTGGCCTTTGCTGGCGCTCTCATTCTTAATCCTGACGGCTCTCCTCTTGATGAACTATGACTTTTTTCCTTTCCATTGCTATCACGATTCTGTTCCTCTTTGGCATCTTCTTGGTAGGAACAATTGGTGCGTGGCTGGTTGAATGCATGTTTGGACTAGACAAATGATCTGGCAATTTCCTTCTCGAGAACAATGGCTTTTAGCATGGGAATCAGCCCATGCAGTTTATGCTTCTGAAATTGACCCTAGTGAGGACGTTCTTTGTCAAGCTCTTCTTTGGCAGGCGCGAGCAATTTGCTGCAAAAATAATGAACAAGACTGAAACGCGCCGCATGATTAAAAAGCTTGAAAATGCTTATACAAGCTGCAATGACTGTGGCACAAAATGGGGCGTGTACAGCGTTGGATGCTCCTCTATTTGGATGGGCATTTGCCAAGTATGTGGCGAAGAAAAGCCAGTAACTGAAGCAAGAGACTACGCCTATTTTATGACTGGCATTCGCAAGCTTAAACTATCTCTTCAAAAACCATGAAAATCTTTTTTGCTATTTTTCTTCTTTGCTCGCCAGTGTTGGCCTGCAATCAGCCCATCACGAAAGTAGGCAAAACTTGCCCATTGGAGTATTATTCTTCTAGCGGCTACTGCATTAAAAGCAGATAGTGGCCTGTCCAGACCTCTCCCTTGAGCGCCTGATGCTCTCCCTTCCCTGTTACAAGCCGAGCCGGATCTCTCTCGATGGCAAAAGGCACTACACCTGCAACCAGTTCCCAAACGTGCCAGAGGGGATGCTTCTGCCTTCTGTAACCACGGTGCTTTCGTCAATGGCACCAGTGGCAAAGATCATGGCGCTCATCAACTGGCGAAAGCGCGTGGGCGATGAAGAGGCAAACAGGCGTACCAGGCTTGCTGCAGACAGGGGCA